ATAAATAAACTCATCAATGCTACCGCCTTTCTGTTTGTAACTTATTCTCCTTTTTTTATTCGTTTTTTGTTTATTTGTTCTTCGTTTGTAACTTATTTTCCTTTTTTTATTCGTTCTTCGTTTATTCGTTCTTCTCATATATAATAATGAGAAATATGTAAATAATCAAAATTAAAATCAAAATCAAAATAAAAAATGTCCAAATAAACAAAAAAGCATACCCATTTTTGTTTATTTAACGTCCTGTCCACACTTTAATAAACGGATGAATCACCTTACGTCTCTGTATGTCATTTACATAATCATCAAAATGATAATTAAAATTACGTTCTTTTGTTAGTATGTCTCCAAACAACGACTTTAGTTTTGTTAACTTCGGATATTCTTGGCAAAACAACAGACCTAATATACGTTCCAAGGCGCAACGATCTGTTCTATTACGAACTACACTAACAAGTTTTGTCATTTCATATTTGGCCTCTAAATGCTCCAAAAACTTTAACTGAATATATGCCTGTCCGCCAAAACACAAATAAAACTCGTCTTGATTAAATCCCAATATTTTTACGTCGTTTCCATTGATTTTTTTCATTAAGCCATAGTTATTTCTTAAGACACCAGAAATGCGTAATATATTGTTTACATTTTCTTTGTCGTAAATATGATGCCATAATGGCAAAACAGGAAATGCAAACTTTTCAAACGGAATGCGACTATGAATAAACAAACTGTCGTGAATAATAACCGCGTTTGGAAACCATTTGTATTTTAAATAATACACATAAGGAAGTAATTCACCACGCCCCGGATATTCGGATTGTATAACAGTAACGTTTTTATAATCGTGTTCTGCCTTAATATATTTTTGTGTGCTATTATCGTCAATAATAATTATTTGCTTAAAAGGATAATATGTGCGAATAAGTTTAACGCACTGGTTCCAATATTTGTTTGTTTGTTCCGAATTAACATGTCTGGAGACAATAAACCCATAATTAGACATTCTTTATAATATATACAAACATTTTTATTCTATTTTTTAACCCGTATAACAAGGTAAGTCATCAATTTGAATGACAAACTCTTGTTTTGGGATATTTTTGTTAGGAAACAAATATTTGCTAAACTCTTTGCGTTCTAATTGGGCCGCTGGCGTGTGTTTATGGACGTATCTAGCAATCATTTTATATAGTTTAAAATCAGGATAGCGTTCAACTCCGTTATTTTTATACAATACATTAACTCCATTATCGTCAATACACCATTCGACAATTAGTTTTACAATCGGAGAACATTCATTTAAGTTTTTTATGCTGTCAAAATCTTCTACTATGTAATCAAAAATGGAGCAAGCAAGTCGGCACAAGTCAAAACTATAATTGGGTTCAATCCGTGGTTTGCTGTCATTAAAATAAGGTTCGCTATTGTACTGTGTTGCCGCATCTCCGCCTGACTGAAAACTATCGCTGCAAAATAGTTTTCCGTTAAACTTGTAAATAGCGCGTCCATAGTCAATTATTTTGTATATTTTTCCATATGTGGGAACTTTATATGTTTTTTTCTTATATACATAATACAAAAACTTTTTGTTAGTTGATACATACATAATATTGTTTGTATGTAAGTCGTTATGTGTTAGGGCAAATGTTTTTTGATATGTTATTAAAATCATAATTATTTGCATCAATGCGGAAAACCACTCGTCTTCATTTGTTAGTTTGCCACTAAGTATAAGTTCGTCAAGCGTGTTTTCGCAATATTCCATACAAATAACTTGGACGGGAAACTGAGGAAATGTTAGAAATAATGTTTCTTCTTCTAAAGAAGAGTCGTCGTCGCTATTGTCTATATCTTCCCAATTAGAGTCATCTTCAGTTGCCTCTCCGTTTGCCTCTTCATTTTCAGCAATTTGCTCTTCATTTGTGCTAGAACCAGCGTTTAATGTATTTTCTTTTTCGGAATCTACTTCGCTAAGGTCATTCGTATTTGTATGAGATGTTCTAGAGGAACATGATGAACCTGATTTTAACGTTTCCGACTTTTTCTGATTTGTTACATCAAAAACATTTGAGTTTGTTATGTCAACTAATTCCATACCCATAGTTTTTATGTCTTGTAACGAAACAGAATTATGTTCTTGTGTTTGTTCTCGTTCTTGTTCTTGTTCTTGTTCTTGTGTCTTATAAGTATCTTCAAAAATGTCTTCAAAAATCGCATTGTCAAACGACTTAACAGACAACACAGATTTTAAACTTGTGGATATTTTAAGGGGTTGTAGCGGTTTTGTGTCGTTAACTGTTATCAAATGGCTGTAATCTTCCACTTTAAACAAAGTATTTTGATGGTTTTTAAAAAACTCGGATTGAACAAGGTAATCTATATCGTCAATAATATTTAATTTGTAATCATTTTTAATGGCCAAAAAAGAGCCATAATAATCAACCCCATGTATAAAATTATGTTCATTAAGTAATTGACTTGTTAAAAAAGAGAAGAACCCATCAATATAAGAAGAATTGTTTGGTTCGGCTATTTTCGGATGTAATTTTAAGGATTTATCCAAGGAAGGCAGTTGAAATAGTTGCGGGTCATTATGATTGTATTTGCCGACCAAATACTTATATGGATCTAACAGGGGAGCCATTTTAATAAATACTTTTTGAACACTTGTTAGTTCATCGCTATCATCACATATATGTTTTAATTTACACATATACACGTTGTCATCTTCGTATTTCTTCGTGTCTTTAATGTCGCTTATGTACCATTTATGGTTTAAATTAATAGAGTTCCAATTTGTATTGTTTAATGAAAAAAAACGTTCGTAAATGGGTATGTAGTTTTGAATACGTGTTAATTGTGTGTTTTTATTCGTTTCTAGTTTGCTGAAAAGGTGAATATTTTTTCGTTTCTGATAGTTTACAGAAATACTCATTAGTTGTTTAAAATATAAATAAATTATTTATTTAACTAATATTGGACTTTATGTTTTTATATTTCTTATATTTCTTATATTTCTTATATTCCTTAAGTTGCGCATTTATACAGATTTATTTTTGCGTTATTTTTATAAGCTTTTTAGTATTTACGTATTTTATAATGAACTTAGAGCTAAAGCGTTTCGATATGAAAAGCATAAGCTTTAGGCCTAATGAAGCAAAAGGCCCAGTATGTGTATTAATAGGCCGCCGTGACACAGGTAAATCTTTTTTGGTAAGAGATTTGTTATATTATCACCAAGACATACCAATTGGGACGGTCATTTCTGGAACAGAAGAGGGAAACGGATTTTACGGAAAAATGGTTCCCAAGTTATTTATACACAATGAATACAATACAGCGATTATTGAAAATATTTTAAAGCGTCAGCGTAGTGTATTGAAGCAAATTAAGAAAGAATTGGAGCAATTTAAAAGGTCGACCATTGATCCGCGAACATTTGTTATTTTAGATGATTGTTTGTATGACAATACATGGGCGAAAGATAAAATGATGCGTCTTCTTTTTATGAACGGTGAATTGTTTGCCGTAGTCATTCCAAAAGAGTGGCTAGTATGTTTGGTTTTTGTTTTTAAAAGCAAAAAGCAAAGTGCGACACGTCCAAATTGCGGAAACGTCTCGTTTAAGAACATATAGTTCTTTGGAAGTTTACACTACTAAGCTGTTTTAGAAATATAACAGTGGTTTATGCTAATTCCATAAAGTATAGTAAAAATGTGTAAAATAGAGATAACCCGCAGCTCGTCATCTAAGTCCGCTATGGTAAGGATATGATGATAGTTCAACGACTAAATGCTCGTGGGGTTGAGTAATTTAACCAATTACGATGATACCTTAAAATATAGTCTAAACCCACTCGAGAGAGTGCTATGCCCATTCAAAAAGCATAGATTTAATGACTTCAGTAGGAAATGGCTGAATGAAAATGGTATAATTGAGACACTGGAAGGTAATGATGCTAATTACAATGCAATATCCCCTAGGTATTCCTCCAACACTAAGGACAAACATTGATTATGTGTTTATTTTGAGAGAGCCATATATTGCCAATAGAAAGCGTATTTATGAAAATTATGCAGGTATGTTTCCAACATTTGAATCGTTTTGTCAAGTGATGGACCAATGTACGGAAAATTACGAATGTTTGGTAATTAATAACAACGCAAAATCAAATAAACTACAAGATCAGGTGTTTTGGTATAAGGCCGACGCACATAACGACTTCCGTTTGGGTTCCAAGGAGTTCTGGGAATTATCTAAACAGATTAATGATGACGATGACGAAGAACAATATGACCCAAATAATGTGAAGAAACGTGGTCAGGGACCGAGAATTGCGGTGAAAAAGAGTAAATGGTAAACATTATTTTATTATTTTTTATTATTTTGCTCTTTAGACCCATAAGTGTATTTATTATATACAATATACACTAATCCGACACATAAAAGAAGTGTGGGTCCATATATTTCAGGCGCTTTATTGGCAAATCCGTAAATAATAAGCAATAATTGCGCTGTAACGTTTCCTAACAAATAAAACCAAGTAAAACTGGCGGTGTTGTTAGTTGCGTAAATATTTGCAACTAGCGAGAAAAAAGAAACGACGTTAAACATAAGAGATGTCGTAGCTAACAAACCATATTTTCCCATATATATATATATATATACCTTTTATTATACCTTTTAGAAAAAGGTATAGCCAAAACATAGATACAAATATATACCTTTTAGAAAAAGGTTATAACGAAGTAAAAGCCAAAACATAGATACAAATATATACCTTTTAGAAAAAGGTTTATAACGTAGTAAAAACGAAGTAAAAGCCAAAACACAGATACAAATATATACCTTTTAGAAAAAGGTTTATAACGTAGTAAAAACGAAGTAAAAGCCAAAACATAGATACAAAATAATACCTTTTATTATACCTTTTAGAAAAAGGTTATAACGAAGTAAAAGCCAAAACATAGATACAAAATATAAAACAAACTAACGACGAA